GTCAGTGAGCGTACTTTCTGGCAGGTCATCTGATAGAAGTTGGCTTACGAAACTCCATGATCTTGGAGTTGCAAATGATCTTGATGATCCTCTCGGGTCAAAATCATATAAATCTTGTTTGGCGAATGTGCAATAACCCACCACGTCTGGATGGATATGGTGGTTAGTTGCCCATGACATCCAATCGTCATAGTCTACTCTTAATTCTATGTGAACAAATCTGTTCGCCAGCGGTGCTGGCATTCTGTATGTCACACCCTTGTCTGAATCTCTGTTACCTGCCGCCACAATTGAAACTCCTTTTGGCAGTCTATATTGCCCAACTCTTCTGTTTAGAATCAATTGATAAGCCGCCGCCTGTACAGCCGGTGCCGCAGAGTTCAACTCATCCAAGAATACAATTGCTTTAGAGTTTGGATCAATGGGTAATTCTGCTGGTGATGCCCAAACCATGTTGTTATCTTTGGCATTGTAATAAGGAATACCTTTGATATCTGTGGGTTCCCATAGCGGAAGTCTGATATCAATAACTTCTCTGTTTTGAGTTTCACCTATTTGTTTAACAATATCTGATTTACCAATACCTGGTGCACCCCACATCATGATGGGTCTTTGCAATCGGATACAATGTTCTAATGCTGATTTTGCCTCGTTTGGCGTTACAGTTCTATTTTGAGAACCAACTGCTTGTTCTTTTGTTTTTGTTTTTGCCATTTAGTACACTCCTGTTTTAAATGTTTATAATACGATTATAACAGAAATGTGTATAATGTCAACTGGCTAAAAAATCGCTATTTTATTGACTTTTTGTTTTTGTTTTCACTTTCAAATGGTCTCGTTTGCCATGAACTTTTATGATCTGGACAAAACTTACATTGAGGTATTGAATTTTTTTTTAAATTATCTACTTTTTCTTGTGTAATATTATCTACTGTTAATGGTTCATATTCATCATAAAGACCCGGATATGGTAGTTTTTTTTGTTTCAACAAATCTGGCACCAATTTTACCACACCACATTTATACATCTTACCTTCAATCATATGATGACAAGTCTTCATTGTGCAATAATGATGTGCTTTATTTGGATCACCGTTATGTAATGTAAAGTTTTTTTGATCTTTAAATGCATTATCATGAAATAGGTTATAATATTGTATTTGTATAGATGCGCCAAGATTAGTGTTAGCAAGTAGAGCATAATTTTGTCTCTGTAAGTTTTTTAATGGACCCCAATTATCTTTTATTTTTCTTATAATTTCTTTGTTCATTTTACTGTTTTTCTTTCCATGTAGATTGACATGAACAGTCCAATTGTATTTGGCCAGTAACTCATGATTATTTGGGTTTACTAATCTTGTTCCGTTAGTGTAAAGACGTTTACGACTAAATGGCCACAGCAAAGATATATTTTCAATCCATTCACCTAATTTTGGATGTAGCGTAGGTTCTCCTCCCATGATTGTTATTTTTTCAAAGTTTACTTTTTTTGCCCATGGTTTGTACATTTCAAGATCAAAGTCATATCTACCTTTGAAATCATGATTATTAAATCTATTACAATTAGTACAAGTTAAATTGCAAACATTTGTGATGTAAAATTCAATTGCTTTAACTTGTATCATATTATCACTTTTCATTTAAAACTTATTGTGCTCTGGATTCGTCTGCTTTACTCATAGCACGAGCCAGTCCGTATTTGGTTATGTCTCCAGCAAACATCATTAATTGTAGAGCCATTCGTTCCATGGTAACCACTATGCTTTTTTTGTCCACGAAGTAAGGACAGTCTACAAACTCATCTAACCAAAGATAGGTCTGAGGAGTGAATATAATTTTATCAGGAAATTTAATCATATAGGTTTTAATCTCTAATTTTTCGACAGTTTCAAGACCCTGTTTGGTTAATCGTAGGGATCGTGCTTGGTAAGATTCACGCACATTCTGCCACCAAGTATAGTAGTTGGTTTTAACACTTTCTTCATGGATCGGCTGTTCCAAGAGTGTCATAAATGTACGAGTGTAGGCAGTTTTAGTGTCCATTACACTTGTAGTTATCTTGAAAATTTGTCGCCTGATTTTAATAGGTACACACCAAACTTGTCGGTTTTATGCTGTGCGTTCAACTTTTTTGCCAAGTTTTCTGCGTGACCTGGGTTGGAAAAACTTACCTTTTTGTACTTAGGACCTGGGTAGTTAGATACCAAACTGCTCGACTTTAAATTGATCGGTTTGCCATCGTAAAACACTGCCCAAATGCCTTCTGCCGCAAGGACTTCTTCCTGTTTATAGGTCTCTTTATTGCTGATTGATAACAGCACTGTAGGTTTGGGTCTACTCATTTTAGTAACAGTATTTACCAAAAATTGTGTTAGGAAAATCTACTTCTTCTCTGAGAAAGAGCCACCGTCCATCTCAATATTGACAGTTTGAGACTGTTGGGCCGTTTTGAGTGCTTCAATAATTTCTTCTTGTATGCCTGCCAATCGAGTCATGGTTTGTGCCAGTGAATCTGCCAGTCGTTCTGCATCTCGGATTGGGAGAACAATCTGTTTTTGCTGACCGTTTTTGGCAGTCCGCACCTGACCTATAAAATCTTCAATTGGACGAGTTTGTATTTTGTTCTTTGATTGCATTGTTTAATACCTGTTGCATTTCTATTTTACTTCGGATAGGCCCTCTGAAAGGATATCTCTGTAATGTAATTAGTTTGGGACAATAGGCTTTCCTCCACCCTTTTTCAAAACAGATTATGTAATAGCCTGCACAGAATAGACTTTTGGACTTGGGTGTTTTTGAATAGATAGGTAACTGTTTTTGTACATCAAACATTGGATTGTATGGTTGCTGTGATACCGGATAACCATGCACTTCAAAATTACCTTCTACAATTTCTTCTGTTTTAACCTCTGCTATTGGTTCTGTGGTTGTTACATCAATACCAAATCGTTCTCGAAGACTTTCTGGAGTATCAAAAGTTTCTTTAGAATCACCTTTGCTGAGGAATATCCATCCATTATTGTCTTTTTTTTGAAGTGTGCCTAGTTTTTGTCCATCTTCTTCAAGGATCCAAAACTTATCTTTAACTAGTGTCTTAGCATTTATTGTCATTATAATCTCGCATTAAAAGGTTCCACATATAATTGTGCTTGTTCTGATATTCTTTTTAAATCATACTTGCCACAAAATTTCATAAATCTTATTCCTACTTGGCTGATGTTTTTATTTTCAGCCCTGGCTTGATCAATTGTTTGATCTAACTCTTGTATTATAGCATCTGGTTGGGCATGAAGGTCAACCAATAATCTGTTTCTTTCATAATCTTCTAATACTCGATGCTCTTTGCCGTCTGCATCTACCCATTTGCTCAGCATTAGATTGTTCCAGGTATAACCTCGTGCATTTCTATCCGCAAATGCTTCTTGTAGACCTATCTTGTTCTTAGTGCCTTTGGTTCTCACACCTGGATATGCAGAAAATATATTATCTGAAGGATCACCTCGCATGGCTTTTTCAAACAGCATCCATTCAATATTGGGAGCCTCTTTGGCCTGTTTAGTTTTAGGATCTAGCACAGGTTTACCTTTTGAATCATACCATCCTTCGTGTGTGATTGTCTGTTCTGTAATACCGTTGTATTGTCGTACTCGTGGATTCACTAGTTGATTTAGATCTTTGTCTGTGCTGAGAATCACATGATTCTGATCAGGATATCTGTCTATCCAACGAGCAATTAGGTCATCCGCTTCTGCTCTAGGGTTTTGTAATACTGTGGCATTAGTTTTTTCTCTGATAAATTTAACAAAGTCATCATAGCACTCCCAAAAGATTTTATTCTCTTCCTGTTCTAACGGACTCATTGCGTCCACTGCTTCTTTACGATTTCTTTTGTAGGGAGCATAATGATCCTTACGCCATGATCTACCTTCTAAACAGAATACTAAATGTGTGCCATCAAAATCTGCCCAAGCCTTCTTAATTGAGTTCATAGTGATATGGATAGCCATACCAATTTTTTCAGAAGTATTACCTCTGATCACGTGACGAGCACGGAAAAATGTATTAGCAGTATCTACGAGTATATGTGTCATATCTATATTATAACACAAAAGTTACGATTTGTCTATTAAGAAACTTCTGTTTTGCCGTCGTTTCTTCTGTTGATTTGTACATAACCAGCACCGGTTACATCTAAACCTTGTTCATTGCCAACAGTTCTACAAAGAGTTTGAATCCAGCGATCTACGAATTCTTCTTGTGATTCTCCTTGATAGCCAGACTGTTTGAGCATATTAAC